TATGTAGATGTTGCTGAGAAAGCATCGGCAGTAAGACCGTAAAGCTGAGACTTGAGCCAGTCAACAGCGCCGTCCGGAATAGTAGGATCGGAACAGTCGATATCAACAACTGATGTAGGCTTGATACCAGGATATGTGATAGGGGTAGTTGAGCACTCCCAGCTAAAGTCGCTTACATCTGCAGAGTCGTTGATTGTCGAGTCATCCTTTGAGCTCGGTGAAGCTGTTACACCATAAGCGATGTGAATCTTCTCGCCATAAGCATCGCCCTGTGTATCATTGCCGATTGTTGTAGTCCAAGTAAAGCCGAATCTCTTTCTTACCTGCTGACGTACACGAATACCGTTAGCAATCTTAACAGTACCGTCGCACTCAGCAAATTCATCCGGGTAATAGAATGCCTTAATTGTAAGACCGAACTCCTCATTACCACGTCTTGTGAAATACTTCATATCATCGGCCCAGAAAGAAGTCTCATCGCCACCTGAGGGAGACTCGGTAACACCTGTAAGACCGTTCCAAGGCACGCCAGCACCATACCAGCCTCTACCACCGTTGAGAGATGTGTCCCAAGGATAGATTACGCCACGCTTAGTACCAACTTCATAGAAGCGCTCACCGTCTTCATCGAACTGAATAGCATAAGCTGAACCCATATAGTTTTCCTCCTTTAATAATAAAGTCTAAAAATGTAATGATGTATATTATCACTGACAAAATGATTGACAAGTCTTATTCTACGTAAATCTTGAGACATAAGAATCTTTTCAACCTTTTCATCGTCAGGATCGAGAGTTAGATAACTTATCTGATACCTTGGTCTCATAAAGTAAGGTATAGAATCAGCAAATTTAGTATCAGCCTCTTCTATAGAATATACAATAGCAGGGTATTTAAGTTTATGATTCGAAGGTGCTTGAAAAAAGACCTCATTAGATCCGAGCAATGCAACTAGCTCATCATGTAATTCTTCACGTCTTATCATCTTCAGTCACCTCCGGACCATTATAGACACCACTTACTGTAAGTATAATTCTAGGTCGAGCAGATAGATCTATGTTATGAACTTTCCAACGCACATCATCAATAACTATGTATCGTATATGCATTCTATGTTCAGTCATAAAACTATTGGCTATCAAACTAAATCTGTCGCCGACATTTAAGTTATCATTGGCACTTTGGGAAGAGTCCCAACGGGTCTGATCCTGTAAAATATCACCGCGATGATACCTTTCAGTTATGACATCTTCCCAGACGCCCTTTTTAACTTCGGTAGGAATAGCATAACCTACTTTCCAACGGAATTTACCCATTTAGGACTCCTCCTTTTGAGTCATTTTGAATTTTATCAGCCTGAGGGCTCCTCAACGGGATCAGGATCGTTGCTCTGGTTAGAATGTGTAGACTTATACTCGACAACAAGAGCAGAGTAAGGAATTGTGAGAGCACCTGAGCAATCGCCTTCCTTGAGGTACTTCTGCTGGTTGTAATCGATATCAAACTGCTCAAAGCTTGTGATCTGACCACCCTGATCAGCGCCGAATGTGTAATCGTAAGGATTTACGATAATGCATGCAAGCTCATAGTCGTATCCTGATACGTTCTCTCTTACGAGGTTCTCCATAACAGGTACTGCTACGATCTCCTTAACTCTAAGAGTTGTAGCGAGCTCTTCCTCGTTCTTGTAAAGACGATGACCAACGCCATCCTTGATAAGAAGCATCTCTGTGAGATTGTCTTCTGTAGTAAACATTGTAGGCTTGCCAGTACCCTTGTACTGCTTACGAGCACGAATAGCAGCATCGATAAGAGCCTCAGCCTTAGCAGAAGCAGTCATGCTACCTGTAACTGTTACAGGAACCTTTACAGAGAAGAAGCTGTCATCAGTATAAATAGGTCTGATGTGATCCTCAGGAATCTTGTCATCTGTACCAGCTGTACGACCATCGCCTACGAGAGCAGCACGTGCGATTTCCTCATGGAGCATCATTGTCATTTCCTGGTTGAGCCAGCTTACAAAACCGAACGACTTGATCTTGATCATATCCTGACGATCGATCTTCTGCTTCTTGTAAACAGTGCAGGACTCAGTAGTTCTCTTGAGCAGAGCGAATACTTCCTCAGTCTTTCTGTTGCCCTTTACATAACCCTTAGCACGAGCTTCATCGGCTGTAATATCAGCAGCCATCGACTTGATACGCGAGAAAGGTACGTGGCGAGCAGCACCCATGAACTTGTCAACCCATGTTGTGTCTCTCTTTACCCATACAGGTGTGTCCTGTACATTCTTGTAATCAGGGAAAAGGAAATCGATATCCTTTACACCGTATGTCTGCTCGGGTGTGGGCTCCGGATCATCATCGTGTGCAAGTGTGGCAGCTCTTTCCATAGCGCAATGCTTTACAGCATCCTGGAAAGTTGTGCTGTGAGACTTCATATAGTTGAAGATCTTCTCCTCATCAGCCTTGAGCATATCAGTGTGTGCGAGAACTGCGTCGTTCTTCTGAGCCTTCTTATCAAATACGTTCATTTCATTTCCTCCTTCATTGGAATGTTTTACTTCGCCGCCTTTAGCAGCTTCTTTTTTGCCGAGTTCATAGAAATAGAGTGTAACAGCGCGCTCCTCGTCGGTCATAGTATCGAGAATATCTTGTACAGTTAAATCCTCGTCTTTCTTGTCATCTGACTGTGCCATATTATCTTCCTCGTCATCGTCCATCTCATCGTCAAGATCGTCATCGTAATCTTCATCGTCATCATCCATCTGATAAAGCTCGCCATCACGAGGATCAATGTATTCGCCTGAATAGATAATAGCCTCGGTTTCAGACTCTTCACCATGAGCAAGTACAACATGATCGATATGAGCAGAAGGATTTGCGCCTGAGATACAGAGTGAAACCTCCTTGATATCGCCATAAGTTACATTGTTACCGTTCTTACGGAGATGATTAGCATAAATCGACAGAGCATCGAGATCGCCGTGTTCGATGCGAATACGAGCGTCCTTGCCTTCATCTGACGCGTTGAGTGAGCAATAACAATTTACACCTTCGTCGGTATGCTGAAGAATAGCATTACCAAGTACGGCTTTTGGGCCATCATGTCTATGAGACCAAACGAGCGGAACTTTTTTACCGTCACAATGCTTAAACGCGCCATTAACGATTGTTACGCCATCGGCACATCTTACACCGTATCTGGTAGCAACGCCGCTAAAATCGAAATTGATACCCATTTTGATTTTTTCCTCCTTATTAGTTATTCTTCGAACTCATCGAATTCGCTTTCATCAAACTCTTCTCCGAATTCATTTATCTGATCGCCATTGTTTGAAGCGTTCAGGTTTGGATTACGCAGCTGATCTGCTGCAGGATCATCACTTGGCTGATAACCAAGCTGACCTCTCATCTCATTCTTTGTGAGAATCTCATTTCTTACAAACTTATCTGCCATTTCAGCCATATTATTAATGCTTGAAAGCCTAAACGGATTAGCAAAATATCTTATAGCCTGACCCTGTGTTCTGGCAGTTTTTGTAAGTAATTTTCTATTCATTTCGTTAACCAACATCCTTAAGAAAGGTTCTATGGTACGATTGTAATAATTTATCATTTGATTTTCATCAGCAGTGCCTTCGAATACAGCTTTTGTAACGCCCAACTGATTATAGAGCATCTCAGTTAAATACTGAATTTGGCTCATGAGATTATTCTCAGCCGGTCTATTAAGCTGTGTTATGTGCTCCGAGGAATCTATATAAGCTATTCCATAAGGAGAATTAGCAATTTGATCTTCGATAGCAGCCTGTCTTTTAGCAGCCTGACTTCTCTGAAGATCCGTCTTGAGCGTATAAGGGAGCTGAATGATAATATCGAGCTTACCAGATGTAGCCCTATCGCTTATAGAATCGAGCTCTGAAAGCCTTGCAAGGAGTCGCTGAAGAATTGAATTCGGTTCATTCATAACTGAATAAAGCGGATTTACGAATATGCAAACCTCATCTTTATTGAGTTCGATATCTCTATGAATACCATAAGTGGCATCATAAAGGTCCACAACAACTGAATTTGGTTTCCAGTCTTTGATTAGACCAGTACGCATAGATACCATCTCTCCAGTTGAGTCACTAAAGTCATATGGTACTCCAGCACAATAGCCATATCTGAATACTTTGTCTAAAATATCCAGAATCAATTCTTCTCCAGTTTGATCCTTATTCGCTTCGACGGTAAGTATGTCCTCAATATTGTCATTTATTACTTTTTCAAACCGCCCAGTATACTTATCATTCTGAACATGCTTTATAGGCACTGAAGCAGTATCTATTGCCATTCGAGCGTATAGGGCGTTTATAATTGAGCGCTCTCCAAGAAAATATCCGCCACTACTACTTCCAGGTCTGAATGCTGAATTGTAATATGTGTAATTATACACTGGCTGCTTCTTGGAGAAGATGTTTTTCACTCTTCCTAAAAAAGACATTTTGAATTTTTCACCTCGCTTACTCGAATAGTTCTGTATGATTCTTATAGGCTACATATGCATCCATCAAAGCAGATACATTATCGATCTTCTTATCTCGACGCATCTTTAAAAGTTTACGATTACCATTTGTATCCTGAACGGTTATAGCATTTCCCATGCAGAAGCTCATTAGCTCTTGGTCAAACAAAAGCTTATCGTCCTCGGCGAGAGTTTTTAGCTCACCAAGAGGCACTGATTCCGTCTGGGAGCCTTGTCTAACTTTCTCAAGACCATATGGGCCGTTTTCTCTTTCCCATCTTTCCACGAAATACGTAGCATTGTAAGGGTCGTATCCAAAAGCACAAACCGCATAATTGCTTTCAACAATGAATCTGTCAAGGTCATCGTACACTTCTTGCATATTAAGAACGGTGCCTTCAAGAACTATTAAGCTACCTTCTCGCATGAAATCTTCGTATTTGATTCGCATAGCATTTGGAAGATTTGCTAATGTTCTACTTGTAATGTAACTTCGACATTTAATACCGAAACAATCATTACCAAGTGGAAATAGGAATGTAAATGCACAAAAATCATCACCTTGAGACATATCGGCTCCTAAAGCGCACATCATAGACCAGTATTCTCTACGAGGATGTATTAGTGTTTCCTCATACGTGAAATAGTATGTGAAACCTTCCATTGGTATGCCGAATCTCTTAGCAAGAATATCATTTCTTACTGATGGAGTTTTCTCGGCACGCTCTACGTCCAACTGGTATGTCTCATATGATACAGTTTTGCCAATATTAGGATTTGCTTTGATCCATCTTGCAGGTTGAGAAACTTCTTTAATGTCATCAAGCTTATACCACCAAATCGAAACATGAGGGTTGATGTATTCTCCTTTGAGAATATCCATGAGTTCCATTTTGATTGTGTCGCCGACACCATTTCGTACCGTTCCCTCAGAGCTCATAGCTATTATTACATAGTCTGGAAGTTTAGAACAACCCTGTTCAAGAGCTCCGATAACATCTTCTCGTGTATCACCGGATAACCATTCATCAATACTGCAAACCTTAGGTCTTAATCCTTGAAGTTTGTCTATGGACATTGGTCTTATCTCAACAAGTGAACCTGTTAAGAAGTTTTCAACACCCTTTTTAGTAGATGCTAATTTCTGGCGATTTGCTTTTGATCCAGTGGTATTTTGAAGAGAGCCCTCGGTAAGGAATTGGAACAAAGGACCTCTTGCACGAGTTATAGAAGTACGAATTGGGGACAGAACTTCATCGGCCTGTCTCATCGTTGGTGCTGTTGTTACTTGCAAAGTAGTAGAAGTATCAACATTAAGATAGTAGTTCTGTATGCAAGAACCATACATTGATTTCGCCGCACCTCTTGCGACGATTAGATACTGTTTATTAATCAGTCTTTTCTTAATTTTCTTTATAACATAGTGACCTTCACTCGGATTGTCTGGATCTGGTTCATATACGCTTCTTTCAACGAAGTAGTACCAACCGAAAAGTTGCTCAGCCCATAATTTAAACGTGTCGAGCAAATATAAATCCGAGCCATCCGTCAATGTTAACTCATTTTCGCAGAATTTAATGAAACCTTCTACAGCATCTTCATCGTAATAGACTCCGGGATTATCAATCAAGTCGTCTATGCGATTCATTTCCATAGAAATAGTTTCGCATACTGGTATTTCACCATTTAAGACTGCTGCTCGGAATTGTCCATAATAACGAGGAACTGCAGTATTAGAAAGTTTCATTTTGATTCTCCTTTAGAATAATGTTACTTTTGTTCCGTATGTGATTTCAAGTCTTTCAAGTGCTTTCTTGATTTCGTCATTTGACAGATCACCCATGACATTTATTATCTTAGACTTATCAAGACCTAAATTACCAGTTCCTACAGAATTAATAATATCATTAATCCTCTTATCTCTAGCTTCTTTAGCACGTTTAGCATTATCAGCATCAGGATTAAGCATATCAAGTCTCTGCATTGCCTTTTCGAGCTGATCATTATTCATTTTACTAAGATGTTTATTGATAAGAGATTCATCGCCTGAGTTAATGACTTTATTTATAAGTCTTTCTTTCTTGGCATCTCGCTCTTTTCTTAAATCATCCTTTTCTTTCTTTTTATAATCATAGATTTTCTTCTTTAGCTGCTGCGCAGTATTCATAGCCGTTAATGCTTTGTTTGACGACTCAGCTATAGTTGCTAAGCTTGAAGAATATCTTGCAGCTTTTCCAATTATTGCTTCCATTTTACCAGGGCCATACTTCTTAAGAAGTTCCTGTTTAGTTAATTCGTTTTCTTTTACTATTTGGTTAAGCTGTTCTTGTGTCTTTTCATTAGACATCCTAAGTTCACTAACTTTAAGTCTATCGAACTCTTGAACAGTTTTTATTCTATTGATAGCTTCTGTGAGCTCTTCATTAGTCATTTTATCTTTGAACTTTTCCACTTCGGAAGCATTACCTGAAGCGATAGCCTTCTTTTTGGCTTCTTCAAGTTTGAGTTTCTTCTCTTCTTCCTTCTTTCTCTTTATTTCATCTTTCTGATATCTCTTGTAGGCTTTCTTCTGTCGTCTAATTTCTTTTCGATACTCTTTTCTCAAAGCCTTCTTTTCAGCTTTAGAGTAATCTTTACTCGGATCGAGTGGATAAGGAGGACCATTCTGCTGTCCCCATTCCTGTCCTCTGATACCATGATGCTTTAAAATTTCATTAAGCTGATCACCTGAACTTCTGAGTTCGTTATCAACGACCATCCTTATCCTCCTCTCTCTGATTATTAGAATCATTTTGAATTTTGTCACGGTAGCTCTTAAGACTCTTCTTAATCCATCCCGGCACAGGAACACCAAGTTTGTCTAGATTCTCGCAGATACTTATAAGCTCCATAAGAATTATGTAACCACTAAGACCTACTAAGAAGTATACTGGTAATGAGATACCAACAGTAAAGATCTGTCCTATAATAAGAACAAATGATTCACCACATTTCTTACCAAGTCCTTCTCGCATCTTACTAGACTTGATTTCCTTCTTAACCCAAGCATTAATGAGACCTGTAAGAAAGTCTATAAGCATAAGAGCACCAGGAATAATGAACAGCCATAACTCTTTTGTGAATTTAAGCTGTTCAAGTTCTTTGAAAGTCTCCATATGGTTCTCCTTTCATAAGAAAGAGGGAGCCGACTTATTCAGAAGACTCCCTCAGCATACTTTACATTCCAGATCTCATCTTGTTGATGTATTCCTGAAGCTTCTGTTTCTCATAGTCAGAGCCCGTATTATCCATCATGAGTTCCATTTCATGCACTATACGATCTTCGATGCTGTGATTGCTCTGCTGCCCCGCATAAGAAGAGCCTCCATAGTTCTGCATATGTGAATATCCATCGCGATTATTACCGCGATCTCCATAAGACATATGCGGAAGAGTATGCATATTGCCCATAGACGGATAAGCATTATCGTATTCCATAGAAAAGCGCTTGCCGGATCTGTCGAAGCTGTATTTCTCAGATTCGTCCTTCTCCATGCAGCAAATATCTTTAGCTATGTCTGTAACTTTATCAAGCATCTCGATGTCCTGAGGAAGAAGTTCATTCTTCATGACGACTTTAGATACTTCTCTTTCGATCATTTCCTTAAGATCGTACCAAACTTTATTCATTTTGAATTTTCCTCCTTATCAAGATACTCTCGTTACTACGAGGTTTGCATTCTGTACATTGATCTGTGAGCCAGCAGTATCAGGAATTGCTGGATCGGATGTATTCTCAACTGAGATTGTAAAACAGCAACAAGAAGGTACTGTTATGAAAGCTGTCGAAGTCACATTGAAATAAGCATCGACAACAGTCGGTGTAACAATAGCCTTGCTTGTCTGTATGGGCTCGCCATCGATAGCAATAGCGAGAGAGATTGCCCCTGCTGTACCGCCTTCTGGCACAGCTATGTTGCCGTTAAAAGTTACCTGATAACGAGCAAAACGTGCGCAAGGATTATTTACCTTACCTGTAAGAGTTACAAGTCCAGAGCCGTTTCTATGAAGAACATATCCCTTATTGCACGGAATACTATCATTAAGAAGAACGTTCTGTCCATATGAAACAAGCTGAATAGGATTATAAGTAAACTCAGCCATAGGTTATTACCTCCTTAAGCGCAATTGCATCCGTATCCGTAATTACCCTGACAGCAATTGGGATTCTGTACAATGTAAGCAGGCTTAGCTGTAGGAAGAACATACTGCTCAATCTCATTAGCGAGCGATCTCTGTCCTGCCTGAATTACAGCAGTCTGATTATTATTGTTTGCTACGAGTTCAGCCATTGTAAGCTTCTGCTGCAGCTCAGCAATCTTCTCGTTCTTGGCATCGATCTTATCCTGACACATCATATCGATGATCTTCTGGGTATTATTGTTACTATTTACAAGAATGTCTCTGATACCATCAGAAACAGCTGCGCGATCAGCACAGTTCTCAGCAAGAATCGTGGATGTCAAATTAGCAGTGGCAAGTCTGTTATCGCAGCAACACTGTGCAAGCTGTGACTGAAGTGAATTAAATCCACTATTCATAGCTGTCTGGTTAGCAAACTGCTGCTGCATATTAGCCATCTGTCTTGAATTGTTAGCTACTTCAGCATTTGCGAAACCACTAGCAATAGCCTGATTTACACCTGCAAAGCCGCTACAAAGAGCCTGCTGAGTATCAGCAAATCCACCGGTTACAGCAGCATTGAGACCGTTAATACCATTCATAACAGCTGACTGATCGAAGCCTCTCTGTACATCGTTATTGGTATTGTTGTTCATGAGATAGGGCATAGCGCCGTTATTACCTGCGACGAAGCCATTACCATTTGCAGCGAAAAGGAAAAGAACGAGAAGCCACCAAGCTCCATCTCCACCAAAACCGAAACCGCCATTGCCGTTTCCATAGCTACCATAAGCCGGAGCTATTGGCATTGAGAAATTCGTATTTCCTCCACCATAATAACCGTCGAATAATGACATAAACTATTTCCTCCTTTAATAGAATTTTTATACTAAATCCTTGGCCAAGATTAGTAACAAGATTAATAGTTCATACCAGTCATTGCATTAGCCATTCGTCTTAATTCGGCAAATTGCTGAGGTGACATCTGACCAGTATCAAGAGCCTGCTGAACCATCTGCTGCGGGCTCATTGAAAACTTATTGTTGAAATTGTTTACGAAATTGTTAAAGTTATTTTGAAATTGCTGAAATCCTCCAAACTGGTTAAACATTTGCGGGTTCGCATTGTTAAAGTTTAACTGAGGTGTCATACCCTGTGGTGTTTGTGGATTATTAAACTGCTGCTGAGGGTTTGGATTTGAATATGGATTATTGGGATCGTACATCTGACCCGCATACATATAAATCACCCTTTCTGATTATTAAATTTCTTATTGTTAGGTTTATTTTGGCCGTCTACGGTCTGATTCTGGTTTGACATAGATGACATCATTTCAAGAATCTGATTCATAGACGACTTTAATTCATTGAACTCTTCACGGGAAACAGCTTCATTCATAGTCTGCTGCGGCATTGGCTGAACTGGCTGCTGCATCTGAGGATTCATTGGATAATTATCCGGACTGAAATTAAAGCCTAATACCGGCTGAGGTCCACCAGGTGATTTGATCCAGAATTTTCTATTCGGAAAATCGAAAAGAATTCCGGTTCTACCCATTGGTATCGGGTAGTTAGCCATTCCATTGTATCCGTTAACATAGTCTATAATGTCAGCCGGTCTCTGATAAGAGTTCTGGTTGGTTGACATGTAATTATTTACTGGTGTCTGCTGTGCATTATATGCCGGCTGACCCATATATAAATCGTTGTTCATAATTGATTACCTTCTTTTTTTTTAAAAATTATTTACTCCATCTTATAAGAGCTGAATTTTTCTGTTTGGCCCATTTAGTAAGTGCAGAATCCTTCTTTTTATTGTTTGAACTTAACTTAGTAGTTAATTTATTTATATCGCTTAATACTTTATCTCTTTTTATCTTATATGCCGCCGTTGTTAACATATTATTCTTTCGTTTAGTCTTTAAATCATTAAGATATTTTCTTTTCGCATCTATCTTTTTCTTAAGTAATCCTTCTTTTTTAGAACTACCGATAAGGTTATTCTTTCTAGAATTATACTCTACTTCTTCAAGATATTCTTTACTAGCTTTTGGCTTATTAGAACCACCTAAACCTACAACAGTTGATACGGGCGTGTTGTATATGGCTCTTCTACTAACAACTCCTGGAGCTATATAGGTTCTTTTCTTATTCTTCCATTTCATACCTTTGACACCATAGTGTGCGATATACTTACTCATTGATTTCACCTCTTTTTCCAATAATATATAGGAATCTCATTACCTGAGTCCCAAGTATCGTAATAATCACCATTTATTACTGCTACAACGTGTCCGTCTAAAGCTAATAGAAACCGACCGTGAGGATTGTCTTTACAGAAATCTTTAACAGTATAGCAATATGGACAGATATTTGGTAAGAAATATCTTTCATAACCTTGTTTACTTAGGTATGAACTCCAAACACGATTTGTTGATGGTATGTCATACATTAAACAGGATTCTATAAATATCCTTATCTTGGTTGTCATCCAATCCGTATCCGTTAATAAAGAGATCGCTCGTATCACACAATCTCCTGTGAGATTATTAACTGGATTAGCATTATATTGCTTATACATTGTATGCTGGAGGATCTGACTGTGCGTTGAGTCTCCACTCATATTCCTTCATTCGTTTCTCGATAGCTGAAACTAAGAAAGAATTTGCTGGTGGATCAAATATAAGCTTAACCGAATCAGATACATAGGTCTTAGTGGCAGCTAGAAATGGTAAATTTTCAGCGCCTAAAAAGTCAGACCATTTTGAAGTATCGTCTGTGATCATGAATCCGCTATTTCCAACACCCAACTGATTGAGTATCATAAATGTTGAGTTGATATGCATAATGAGATCATCATCAAAAGAGGTATCATCTTTCTCAACGAACAAACCTCTGATAGATACGAGAATACTTTCGTCTGCTATGTTTGGATTTGGCATTTAAGTCACCTCTTTAACTATGAGATTTTATAGAAAGAACTTTCGGCGGTGTTGTAACCGTTTTAGCCAGATTGTCCATTTCAGCTTCCAGTTCCACGAGTCTTTTACTACTTATGTCTGGTTTTCGGGCTTCTTCATATAAAGGTACTTTTTTGTCCTTAGCATTCTGGCTAGATGGTGTATGAAATTGCAACTCGAAAATTTGCCCATTTGGATCCTCGAATACCGATTGTACTGATTTATGCTTTACTTTTCCTTGATTGTATAAATCAAAGTAATTTTTGCATCTTATTTCCGTGTATCCTTTATCTTCAAGACTTTTCTTTATCTTAAAATAGTTTTTAGTAAAGTCTTTGTCTTGACTTAAAGCAGTATAACGAATCGCATCTTTTATCTTTGAAGCCGATTCATTAAAACTTATCTCATCATTGTAAGCATCAGTTTCTATTTTCCTTGCAAGACTGTCTTTGAATTTTAATCTATTCTTTAAACCGTGCATTTTCGCCGAAGTTGAATAAACTGAACTTTCAACATCTGCTGTTATTAAAGGCTCTATTCTTCTTGCATTTTCGTAAATCTTGTCGGCATATTTGGCAGCAACTCTATGTTCTTTGCCAGCGGAAGTTCTAGTGCCATCCTTATTTTGGAACCTCCTTCTTACGCCCCATTTCTGGCCGAGAATACCGTGATGTGCTATTACCTTCATTTATAGCACCGCCTTTAATCCGTCAGTTCTCGCATAGCCTATTGTGCCGTATCCGAGATCTAATTTGTAATACTGACGGTCATCCATTGACCAGTATGTATGAGAGGTGTCTACATCGACAACCTCACCAGCGTCTAATTTTTTAATTACTTGTTCCGGGTCATTAATGTTTGCTCGGTAATCTTTTAGAATTGATAGTTCTTTGCATCCGAATACTTTGCATTTGGCCATTGCGATCACTTCCTATCATTTTGAAGCTTGGTTACTAAATCTGAAACGTTATTAGATTTAGTCTTTTTCTTTTCAGGTTTATAGAATTTACCTGTTGGCTTGATTGTTTGCTGTTCGGCTTTGGTTTTCTTTGTTTTGGCTTTTGAAGTTTTAGTCTGTTTCTTAAGAAGTTTAGACATACGCTCATCGTAGATCTTCTCTCGATTAGCTATTACACCATCGAGTTTCTTAAGTTTACTGTCTATAGAGTTATAGTAACCCGCGACTTCATTGTATTTAGCAATCTGTCGCATCAGTGCTTTACGATCTGTAATACCATTCATATCGTCGAGATACTGGTTCATTTCAGATTTGTAATTAGATCGCTTATAGTCGTACTTATCGCGCATCTCTTTGTATTTTGAGGTCTTAGACTTGTATTCTTCTAATGAAGATTTGTTAAGCTGCTCTTTGCTTGTATCTTCTTCATTAGTTACTCCCCATTTCATACCTTTTGTGCCGTAGTGGTAGAGTTCATCATCAGAGTGTTTAATTTGTGAAGTTTCTACCAAATTTTTCGTAGAAGTAACTCTATTAAAATATTCTTGATCAGTAAGATTATTATCCATACCATCGGGATTGTACTTGTAGATGTCATAATCATTTCTTACATATTCGTCTTTTATGAATTTGTTTATTACATCCTTATAAGAAATTACTTCGTGAACTCCTCGATCATTCCATTTTGCTGATTCTACCCAATATTTCTTATCACCTATTTTAACAATGCTGAAAGTATGAGTTAATATGTCATCTGGATCGTTTGATCGTTTGGAAACTACCATAAATGTTTCATCGGGATAACCATTATCTTTAAAAAACGAATGCTGGTAATTAACAAAGTCCCAACAAACTCCTATTTTTTCTTTTTTCATTACATCTATTGGTATTGTCCTATACTTAGACCAATCCATATTATCTAAATCTGTTATTTTTTTACCATTTAGTAATACTCCATAATCCCACTCGTCATTCATTTGTGAATTTAGATTGTTTATTTTTTTAAGTTGCCCTTTGGCATCTAAAGGATAAGGAGGACCGTTTCTTACTCCCCATTTCTGGCCAAGAACTCCATGATGCTTAATATAAGTGCTCATTTCAATTACCTCCAAGGACAAGTATCGTGTGGAGTCCTCTCTCTTGGTGGCAATGGCAATGAATCAAGGTCTCCGTAATGTATTGCATTATGTGTTTTAAAAGAACAACAAATCAGATTGTTAGGATCGAAAATTTTAGGATCTCGATTAAGTATGTCTTGCTTCGTCAACGGATTTATATGATGAACAATGATTATTCCGGCTTTCTTAAACTCTCTTCCATCTTTAAGTATTACTTTACCTCGTATTTCGTATCCAGGCATAGCTAAATCGCAGGCGTTGTCTCGTATGATTATTTCATTCTTGACCTCAGCCCATTCAGGAGATGTATAAAGAGCCTGATTCAAATATCTATCGGAACCGAATGTTGGATCTCCAACCCTACTAGCTGTTTGTAAATATCTGAAACGCTCTTCAAAAGTTTTTAATTTAATTAGCTCAGAATATGTCTTCATAAGACTCATCGTCCTCGTTCATACCGCTATATGCTCTCATTGCGGCAAGAGCCTTCTCATACATTTCGTCAGATCTCTTAGCCGAATCGATTGCTTCTCGTTTGGATTTCATCAATCTAATTTGTTCTTCCATCATTTCCGTTTCAAGCTTAGATTTGCTCGTACCATACTTTATTATTGTTGTAGTTTCCTGAGAAGTTGCTGTTCCATTGAGTAAACGCTGTTCGACTAAATCTACAGCTAATGAAACAAGCTGATTCATCCTTGTTTCAGGATTACGTGCTGCTCTTCTTTTAACTTTTGGTACAGTTTCATTACGTGAATCAACCTTTTTCATTAGTTGTCACCTCTTTTACTTTAGAATATAATTAGTTCTCCTGCACTTTTATGAAGTGGTTACGGGAGGAGATGAATGAAAGTGCGAAAGGAATGGGAGGATATGCCCATGACAAAGTACAAAGGTTAAGCCCTTTCTATAGTCCGTAACCACATCGTAAAAATGCAGGAGAACAATTCTTAAAATATAACCCCCGGAGAATTTTCTAGGAGGCCGCCGATTCGGTAGGG